GCGCCAGCGTGTCGACGCCATCGTGGCATTCGGCAAGGCCAACCAGATCGACGAGCGGGCCGTCGCCGGCTGGATCCAGGACGGCACGTCGCTGGACAAGGTGGGCGCCGAGATCCTGCAGATCATGCAGGAGCGCGGCGAGAAGAACCGCACCGCGAGTTCGTCCGTCGGCCTGAGCGCGCGCGAGACGCAGCGCTACAGCCTGTTCCGCGCCATCCGCGCCATGGCGCGCGGCCATCTCGATCAGCGCTTCATCGCCGATGCGGCGTTCGAGCTCGAGTGCACGCGCGAGCTGCAGAAGAAGCTCGGCCGCCAAGGCGAAGGCAGCATCCTGGTGCCTGGCGAGATCCTGCAGCGCCCGGTGGGTGCCGAGCCAGCCATCCGTGCGATGGCCACCACGCCGGGCAGCAAGGGCGGCTACCTGGTCAACGTCGAGAACATGGGCTTCATCGACATCCTGCGCAACCGCTCGGTCTCGATGGCCATGGGCGCCAGGGTCATGTCCGGCCTGGTCGGCAACGTGCAGATCCCGCGGCAGACCGGCAAGCCGTCGATCACCTGGCAGGCCGGCGAAGGCGTCAGCGTCACCGCAGCCGACCAGACGCTCGGCCAGCTCAGCATGACGCCGAAGACGGCGATCTGCATCACCGACGTGAGCGAGCAGCTGCTGCGCCAGTCGACGCCCAGCGCCGAGCAGTTCGTCATGGCCGACCTGGCAGCCAACATCGCCATCGACGGCGTCGACAACGCGGTGATCAACGGCACCGGCGGCGCGCAGCCGCTTGGCATCAAGAACACGACCGGCGTCACCACCGGCCAGGATGCGTCCAGCGCCACCTACGCCAAGATCCTGGCGTTTCCGTCCACAGCGGCCAGCAGCAACGCCATCCGCGGCAACCCCGGCTGGGTCACCAACGCCGCCGGCGCTGCGGTCCTGATGCAGAAGCAGCGCTTCTCGAGCACCGACACGCCGCTGTGGGAGGGCAACCTCATGGACGGCACCGTCGTCGGCTTCAGGGCCATGGCGTCGGAGCAACTCGCGAGCGGCAACCTGATCTTCGGCTCGTTCGACGAGGTCGTGATCGGCGAATGGGGCGTGCTCGAGCTCGCGATGGACAGCGGCGGCACCCGGTTCAACACCGCGCAGGTCGGCATCCGCGCGATGTGGATGGTCGACGTGCTGCTGCGCTACCCGCAAGCCTTCGTGGTCTCGACCAGCCTCAGCGCCTGAGCCTCGGCCGCCCATGAAGGTCATCGCCCAGCGCGGCGTCTGCATCGGGCCCGGCAAGCACCTCCTGCCGGGCGAGGCTGCAGACATCGACGACGGCACCGCCCGCTACCTCGTGAGCATTGGCGCCGTCGCTGCGGCGCCTGCCGACGCCGACCCGCAATCCACCCCCACCGTCCAGCCGCCGGCCAGGCCGGCGAAGAAGGAGTCCTGACATGCTGCTCAACCAAGCCAGCGCCGCCACCGCCACCTCTCTGCTCAATGCAATCTCGGCCGCCGCCACCGCCAACGCCACCAGCGGCAGTGGCAAGTGGCTCGACGTGCGCGTCTACGACGGCGAGATCCTCGTCACGCAACAGCTCGGCGCCGTCACCGGCACGATCGCCGGCAAGCTCCAGTCGGCCAGCGACGCCAACGGCACCGACGCGGCCGACATCACGGGCTACACGTTCGGCACCAACACCGCCAACTCGACCAGCACCATCGCCGTCGACCCGAAGAAGGTGGTCGGCGGATTCCTCGGCTACGTCGGCACGATCGTGACCGGCCCGTCGCTGGTCTCCGTCGTCGCCAGCGGGAAGAAGAAGATCGTCTGACGCCACCGGCCCGCCATGGCCACCGTCCTGCTGCCACTTGCCGGCACGTCTGGCACGACCTGGTCCGAGGACCTGAGCGTGTTCTGGCGCGACTTTGGCGTCGACGGCACGCTGGATGGCCAGGCCGTGCGCGGTATCTACGACGCGCCGGCCGAGCTCGCCTTTGGTGGCAATGGCGCGGTGGCGGCTACCGAGCCGCAGTTCATGCTGCCCACCGTGCACGTACCTGGTTCGCCACACGGCAAGGCGCTGGTGGTGCCTGCTGGCACGTTCTCCGTGCGCGAGCACCAGCCCGACGGCACGGGCGTGAGCCTGCTGCTGCTCACCCGTGCCTGACTGTCGGAGGCCAGCGTGAGCGCATTCCTCGCTCTGCGCGACGCCGCAGTGGCCGCCCTGCTGGTCGCGCCCGCCGTGGCCAGCGGCTTCGTTCGGGCAGGGCGCGCGGTGCCGCTGCCGGCCGAGCGGCCCGAGGGGGTGTTCGTCCGCCTGGGCGCGCACTCCGGCATCGCGCCATTCGCCGGCGACGGCCGAGTGGACTGGGAGAGCTCTCTGATCCTGCACCTGATGGCGCGAGCCCCCGCCGGTGGCAACGGAGAGACCGCCGTCGATTCGCTGCTGGCAGCCGTCTACGCCCGCTTGGCAGCTACGCCAGCGCCCGGAAACGCCGACGGCTGGCTGATCCAGACCGCCATCGTCTACGACGTGGACGAGGCCGACCAGACCATCGGCCAGGTCGAGCTGCGGCTGCGGCTGCAGCACCGCACCGCATCGGCAGACCTCGACGCCGCCGACTGAACCCACAGACACCGACCGGAACACACCATGCCGCGCTACATCCGCAACACCGTCATCCTGGCCAAGGTCGAATCGCCCGTTGGCACCGACGCCTCGCCGACCGGTGCGGCCGATGCCGTGCTCGTCAGCGACCTGACGATCAACCCGCTCGCAGCGCAGAACGTCGACCGCTCGCTCGTGCGCGAGTACTTCGGCGCCAGTGAGCAGCTTGTCGGTCCGGCTACGGTGCGCTGCAGCTTCACCGTCGAGCTGGCAGGCAGCGGCACTGCCGCGACGCCGCCACAGTGGGGAGACCTGCTGCTTGCGTGCGGTATGGCCGAGAACATCTATACCTTACCGGATCGCGTCGAATACACGCCAATCAGTACTTCGCTGAAAAGCGTCACAATCTACTGGTTCGACGACGGGGTGCGGCACAAGCTGCTGGGGGCAATGGGGAACGTGCGCATCGAGGCGCGCGTCGGTGATCGACCTAAGCTACTTTTCGACTTTGTCGGCGTCGACGGTGGAATTGCGGCGGCAACGCCATCCGGCGTCAGCTATGCGGCCTGGAAAACACCGGTGGCGATGACCGACGCCAACGTGGTGGACCTGACTGTGGGAGCAACGTACAGCGCTGGCGCGCTGAGTGGCGGGACGGTGTACGCGAGCACTGGGTTTGACATCGATCTCGGCAACTCTGTTCAGTTCGTCCCAACCCTCAACTACGAGAACATCGATATTACAGATCGAACAACTACTGGTTCCGTGCAGCTCGATCTCACCGCCGCTAACGAGGTCTCGTTCATGGCGGTGGTCAAGGCAAACACGCTGCAAAGCTATAACATGACCATCGGAACAGTCGCAGGCAACAAGATCATCGTGCGTCTAGTTACCGCGCAAATCCTCAACCCAACAAAAACCGAAGTCAACGGGCGTCGCATGTTGACGTATCAAATCCGGGCGCTGCCCTACGGCGGCAACGACGAAATTCGCATCGTGACGCAGTGATCTGCATTGCGCTGGTGATGTCCATGTTCAAGATCGTAGCCAACCCCACGTTCGAGTCCTCGGTCCAGCTCAGCCGGCCCGACGCCGACGCGCCAATCACCGTGCAGGTGACGTGGCGGCACAAGGGCACGCGCGAGCTCGCGGACTGGCTCGACTCGGCCGGCGCGGCGGGCGGTGATGACGAATACCTCGACCAGGTCATCGTCAGCTGGGGCCGCGTGGTCGACGAGGACGGCAAACCAGTGGAGTACAGCCGCGATGCCCTGTCGGTCCTGCTGGCCAACTTCCCCAGCGCCGGCAAGGAACTGGTGCAGGCGTACTACCGGCGGCTGACGGATGCACGCGCAAAAAACTGATGGCGGCTGCGCGGGCGGTGCTCGACGTACCGCCCGACGCAGCCGAGATTCAGCGCGCCGCAGCCGCCTTCGGGCTGGTGATCGAGGGCGGGCACGAGCCGCAGCTGCTCGAGGTGTGGGCCGATCACTGGCCTGCGGTGCGCCTGTTCGGCGCCATGCAGACGCAGTGGCGCCGCGACATGTCTGGCCCCACCGGGCTGGACTATTCGGCACTGCCGGTGGTGGAGCGGCGGCTCGGCATTCGCGGCCGGCGTGCGCAACTGGCATTCGACCACCTGCGGTTGATGGAAGCCGAGGCGCTGCGCCTGATGCGCGAGCGCACGTAGCCGGCTCAGGAGACACGCGGTGAGAGAAGAGGCCGTCGTCGTCCTGCGCCTCGATGGAGCCGACCTGCAGGCCAAGAGCCAGCAGGCGGCCCAGTCGCTGGCCAAGATCGGCCAGGCAGGCGAGACGAGCGCGCGGCAGACCGCGGCGGCGATGCGCATGCTGCCAGCGCAGCTGACCGACATCGCCACGCAGCTGGCTGGCGGCCAGAACCCGCTGATGATCTTGCTGCAGCAGGGCGGCCAGATCAAGGACCAGTTCGGCGGAGTGGGCGAGGCCATCCGCGGCATCGGTTCGGCCATCAACCCGGTCACCATTGCGGTGGGCGCGGTGGCGGCCGTGGTCGGCACCTTCGGTGCGGCAGCCTGGCAGGCTGCCAAGGAGGGCGCCGCGCTGCGCGACACGATCGCGCTCACGGGCAACGCCGCCGGGCTCACCGCCGGCCGGCTCGAGGCCCTGAGCATCAGCGTGTCAGAGAACAGCCAACAGACCGTGGGCGCAAGCCGCGACATCGTTCTGGCGCTGGCCAAGACCGGAGAGGTGAGCTCCGAGGTGCTTGGGTCCATGGCGACGGCCGTGGCTCGAGTGGCAGATGTCAGCGGGCAATCCGCCGACACAGTGGCCAAGGACTTCGCGCGGATGACATCAGGGGTTGCCGATTGGGCCGCGCAGCACAACAAGGCGTGGAACTTCATCAGCGTCGAGCAGTACAAGTACATCCGGCGCCTCGAGGAGCAGGGCGAGGCTGAGAAGGCCGTGATGTTCGTCAACGAGCGTCTCACGGCCAGGCTGGAGGGCCAGCGGCGCGAGCTCGGACTGCTGGAGTCAGCATGGGACAGCGTGCGTCGCGCGGCCAGCGGAGCGTGGGACGCGATGCTGTCGATCGGGCGCCCGTCGACGACGCGCCAGCAGCTCGACATCGCCATGGAGCGGCTGAATTCGCTGCCGCTGACCGGCCGCGCACGCGAAGCCGCCGAGCAGCGCGTGCAGCTGCTGAAGGAACAGCTGCGGCTCGAGAACCAGGCGGCCGACGCTCAAAGCCGCAGCGCGTCGATCAACCGGCGCGAGATCGCAGAAGAACGCGAGCGCGAGCGAGAACGTAGCCCGCGACGTGGTAGAGACCGTGCCGCCCCTGCCGCATCCAGTCGGCTTTTCGACGCGCACGTCGACGAATACGAGCGCATGCTCAAGGAGTGGAAGAAGGACCCGCTGGGCGACTTCATCGTCGACCAGGTCAACGCGCAGGACCGGCGCGATGAACGGTTGCGCCTGCGCGAGCTGCGGGAGCTTTCGCGCGGCGAGCGCGGCGAAGGCGGGTTCCGCGACGCGCTCTACAACGACACGCGCAACGCGCTCAGAGCAGCGCTGCGAGACAGCAAGGACCCGGCCAAGGCGTTCGCGCGTGCGCTGGGGGCTGCGGTCTACTCGCAGCTCACCGACAGCGTTGCAGATGCTCTCACGACGACGCTCGTCGGCAAGGAAGGCGGCGGCGGTGGCCTGCTCGGCGGTCTGATCGGCCTGGTTGGCGGCATCGTTGGCGGCGGCATGTCGGTCGACTCGTCTGGCCTCGGCATGGGGGCCGGCCGCACGGATGGCCTTATCGGCCTGCCCACCCGCGGCGGCATGGCTACCGGAACCAACTACGTTCCGCGCGACATGATCGTCAAGGTGCACCGAGGGGAGGCCATCGTGCCCGCCCGCTACAACCCCGACGCTGGAGGCGCGGCAGGTGGCCGCACCGTCAACTTCGCGCCCGTCATCAACGTCAACGGCGCCATGGGCGTGCAAGAGCTAGAGGCCATGCTTTCGCGCCAGCAGTACCAGTTCGCGCGCCGCTTTCAGGCCTGACGCCATGCAGAAGTTCCAGGACGCAGTCATCAGCACGAACGGCGACGCGATCGTCGGCGCCACCGTGGTCGTCACCACGGCGGCAGGCGCGCAGGCGACGCTTTACGCCAGCAATGGTAGCGACCCGATCTCGGGCAACGTGCTGACCACAGACGCCGCTGGGCGCTATGGGTTCTTCGCCTCAAATGGCAGGTACACGCTGACGATTTTCGCCGCTGGGTTTGTCGCTTATGTGCGCGACATCGTGATGCTGGACCCAGTAGATGATGAAGATCGGTACGCTACAGAGTGGGGGGCAGATCCAACTGCGACCCAGGTCAGCACGGCGCAGATTCAGGACGCTATTGACGACGCACACGCCGCTGGTGGAGGCGTCGTGTCACTCGCTGGACGTTTCCTGGTCGACTCCGTCGAAGACGGCGCGACCGGATACCGTATCGCGCTGCGGCTCAAGACTGGCGTAAAGCTGCGCGGCGGCACGTTAGTCTGTAACGCCGGATCTGATGTCGACCCGGACATCCTTGTCATGGTGTCTGTCATCGGATCGGACACGGCAATCGACGGCGTTACGTTCGAGAATCTCTACAACGGGTCAAACTCGTGGCGCAGCGTCGCCGTCGGGTGCGGCGACGGCCTGGACCCTGATGCTGTGCCCATGGAGAACGTGCAAGTGACAAATTGCACGTTCAACGACCAGTTTTACGCCGTCTCGGTTGCCACGTTGGAGGCAACTGAGACGCTCGCCATTGATGGCGTTCTGGTAAACGGCTGCAGATTTGTGGCGGCGGCCGCGTCAACAACGTCGGGTGGCTACAACTTTTATTCGCGCTTTCCTGGAGCAATTCGTCGGCTGCGTGTAATTGGCAACTATGGAGAAGGAGCGAAAGGTTCTAGCGGCATCAACATTCTGGGCTGCCAAGACGGTACGGTAAGTGCAAACGTGCTGAAGGACTGCCACTACGGGGCGATTCAGACAGAGAATGGAGCGCGCCGCATTGCGATCAGCGGAAACACAGCAATTGACTGCGGCCGGGGCGTGTTTATCGATGATTCGGCCGATATTACCGTGACCGGCAACAACCTGACAATCGTTGAAAAAACGTTGCCTGACAGCAGTACCGCCAGGGAAGGGATCTTCATCACGCGTCAAGGATTCAGCGCCGGCGGCAATACCGACTGGGTAACGGATCGAATCAACATTGTCGGCAATGTGATCAACAACTCCCGTATCCGTATGTCAACATTCGGGGGCTCCCCGGCCGGCTCGTTCGGTTCCATAAACATTCAAGGCAACTCGATTTACTTTAGCGATGCAGGCGACTCGCAGACATCTGGGATTGCGACAGGATCTGGCACAGGCGCGTATCGTATCTGTGGCAACACAGTAATTGGGGCGTCAACATACTCGCTCGCAATATCTGCGTCGTCTGGACAACCCGTAATCGTAACCGGCAACTACACCGGCAAAATTGCGTCCGAATCATCTGTCGGCGTGCAGGTACTAGGAACCCCAAACCTGATATTCGCGGAAAATTACTTCGACAACGGGCTAGATGCCAGTGTGACCGGCATCCGCGCAGAGGTGGCCAACCTAAATGCTGGCGTTGGGCGCAGGATCAGGATCACAAACGGTCTCGACATCTACTACGGATCTGGGGCGCCGAGTGTAGTGGCGTCACCTGGCAGCCTGTATCTCGATACGGCGGGCGGGACTGGAAACACTCTCTACGTCAAAGAGGCGAATTTTGACGAGACGGGATGGGCGGCAAAGTGACTGCTGTTGCCGATCTGGTGGCTTGAGGTGTAGCAGACATGGCAACGCTTGACTGGCCTAGCACCCGCCCATTCGACCCCGCCACGTTCTCGCTGGGCGTGCGGCCGGCGCGCAGTGCATGGCAGGCTGTCTACACCCGCCAGCGCACCGCGGTAAGCCTGTTTGCGGATCGCCTCTCGGCGACAGTCTCGTTCGCTCCATGCCCGGCCGCTGACGCCGGCCGGCGCGAGGCGTTCTTTTCCGCGGCGTGGCAGAACTCCGACTGGCTGAAGATGCATCACTTCGGCCGCCCGGCGCCCATCGGCACGCTGCGTGGATCGCCCCAGGTCAACGCCAATGCCGCAGCCGGCGCGCTCAGCCTAGTACTGAAGGGTTGCGCGACTGGCGCGACGCTTGTTGGCGGCGACATGCTGGGCATCGGGGGCCGCCTCGTCATGGTGGCGTACGCTGGATCAACGGAGTCCGGAGGCGGCCTGATGACCGTGCCTCTGGCGCTGCCGTTGCGCGCCGCCATCGCCGCGAACGACGCGGTGACGTGGGACAAGCCTACCAGCACCTGGCAGCTTGAGTCAGCCGGCGACTTGGCCTACCGTGCGGGCCGGTACCAGGACGGGTTCGAGCTGCAGCTGCTCGAGGTGGTGTAGCCGATGCGCGCCCTGACCGCTGGCGCACTCGCGCTGCTGGCCCGCATCATGGCCGGCGAGCAGGGCGTGCTGGTGCAGCTGGTGCGCATCGACCTGGAGGTGCCGCAGTACTTCAGCAACGCTGGGTATTCGATCACATGGGACAGCAAGACGTGGCAGCCTGTGGGTGTGACGGTCGATGCCATTGAGGACCAGGCCGGCGCCGACCCTGGCACGGTGCTCATCACCCTGCCCGGAGTGACCGAAGCACAGCTCGCGCTGGTGCTGACCGAGCCTGTGGAGGGCAAGGCCGTCTACATCTACGACGCCTGGATCGAGCCGACCACGGGCGCGGTGGAACATGCCGAGCTGGTGCGCGTCTGCACGGCCAACGTGCCGGGCCTCGAAGACGGCGATGAGGCGGTCATCGGCATCATGTGCGAGGACCGCTCGGCACAGGCATACCGCACCAAACCGGCACGCTACACCAACGCCGAGCAGCTTGCGATGCACACCGGCGACACGGGGCTCGACTACGATCCCGCCACTGACGGTGGCCCCGTCGTCTGGCCGGCGGCCAGCTTCTTCAAGGTCTGACGTGTCGCGCATTGGTTCACTGCTCCGCGTTGCTGGCGCGTTCTTGATTGGAGGCTTCCAGTTCGCCGCCGCCCAATTGATGTCCGAGTCCCAACGGATCAAGCGAGACAAGCGCAATGCCAGAGAGCGAGCAGCCTACAACGCATCGCTGAAAGACCGCCTGGTGATGCTCGATGCGTCACCCAACACGGCGCGTCGAATCGTCCTGGGGCGATGCCGACTTGCAGGCAATGCACTGCGCAGGCCATTCTCCACCGGCACAAACAAGGAGCGGCTCACGATGCTGCTCGAGTTCGCCGGCCACGAGATCGACGCCTACGAAACCTGGTACGCCGACGACACCGCGCTGACGCTCGACAGCAATGGGTGGGTACAGACCGCGCCGTGGTACAAAGCGCGCACCGAGAGCTGGGTCCAGGTCGGCAACCTCGACGGAAGTGGCGGGGCCAGCGTGTCGCTCACCTACACCCCTGTCGGCTCCGTGTTGGCATCATGGTCGACTGGCTCTGGCGATAGCTCAGACCACGGCGCGCTCACGGTCTCCGTCGTAGGCAGCACGGCTACGCTGAGCGGCGGGCCATCTGGTGCGACATACGGACTGACCTACCAGTACACAGCAGGCACCAGCCTGATGCGCATCCGGCCGTACCTTGGTACGGCGAGCCAAAGCGTCGGCACTGACCTGTCCGCCGAGTACACAGGCGACATGCGATCCACAGATCATTACCGAGGCATTGCGCTGGCTGTGGTCGACGTGCTCTACGATCAGGACGTGTTCACCACAGGCGCGCCCAGCATCAGCGCGCTGGTGCGCGGCGCAAAGGTCCTGGACCCGCGCACCTCAGTTACAGCATGGAGCCAGAATCCAGCGCTGCTGGCGTATCACTATGCCAGGCACGTCAACGGGCTAGGCTTGCCTGTTGACATGATCGACACGGACGACGTGGAGGCAGCTGCTGACGCATGCGATGTCTCAACCAACTTCACGCTTCGGTTGCCGGACACAAGCACCGACATCGTGACGCTGCCAAGGCACCGAGCCGCCATCGTGGTTCCCACCGATGCGGACCCGCGCGCGATGTTCTCAGAGATCGTCGAGTCGATGGGCGGGCAATGGGGCTGGGCCGGCGGCAAACTACGCATGCGTGCCGCGACGATGGCAGCAGCCGTCGGCACGCTGGACCAGGGATGGATATGGCGGTCATCCGGTGGTCGTTCGGAGCCAGATGTGCGCATCACGAACGGCGTGCCGCGCGAAGCCAAGCGCAACGCTATCAGCGGACTCTGCGTTGATCCCGACCAGCGCTACCAGGTACTGCCGTTCCCGCCGATCCGTGACTCTGTACTGATCGCAGCAGAGGGCGAGTACCCGGAGGAGGTCGAGTTATTGGCCGTGAACCACGTCGCCCACGCCCAGCACCTAGCAAGCATCATGATCCGCCAGAGCCAGGCCGGGTTGAGGATGGAGGTGCAATGCGGCCTGGCCGGCTACCGGTGCGAGTTGTTCGATGTCCTCGAGGTCACGCTTCCACGGTACGGCATGACGGCCAAGACGTTTGAGGTGGTGGGCTGGCGCTGGCACCCGACAGAGGGCGCGCGACTGATGCTCGCAGAGATCACCGACGCTATGTTCGAGCCGCTTGCCGAGCTCACCGGTCGCGACCCGGCGCCCAACAGCAACCTGCCTGCGCCATGGGACGTGGAGGACATCACTGGCCTGGCCGTCGACAGCAACGTGGCCGCCATGGCTGACGGCTCCATCGTCACCCGGCTTGTCGTGACGTGGGACCAGGCCGCAACATCAAGCATCCTGTCCGGCGGGCAGATCGAGGTGCAATATTGCGTCCTGGGCGAGGATTGGCAGTCTTGGATGGAACAAGGAGCAAGCATACAAGCCGTAATCCCTGGCGTCCTTGCCGGCCGCCCGTATGTGGTGCGCGTGCGCGCGGTGCAGCTGGTGCCTTACGTGCGCGGCGATTGGTCAGAGCAGGTGGCCGAAATCGTCGCAGATGTGCCGCTTGTGTCTACCAATGGGCTCGCAACAGCCGCCGCGACAGCCGTTTACGCGGATTCGCTGACTTCGGTGGGTATTACAGGCACATCGGGCACAGGCCCGCAAGGTTATGACACCGCAAAATGGAATCTGCTCGACACCATTTCATTCACCGCGGCGACAACCGGTACAGTTCTGTTAACCATCGCCGCAGAGTTGGCGTGGAGCGGTACACCAAGCATTGAGACAAACTATTTATGGTGTGAGGTGTGGGTAAACATCGACTTCGACGGCGATAACGTGGTAGACACCGGAGACCAGCTAATCTACGAATTCTTCAAGGCGTATGGCGCATCTAATCCAGTAACAACAACGCGTACCGTTACATACACTGGCCATATCTCTGTGACGGCCGGACAATCATACACATGGAATATGTACGGCAAACGCCTAGAGGGAACCGTAACGGCGAATCGTCTGATCTGGCGCGTCGAAGAAATCAAACGGTAACTCCCACGGGGTGGTGTAAGAATTGGTGTAAACCACCGTCAGCCAGACGTGGCCTGCATGCCATATCTTCCTATGGAAGATCGGCAGCCGCTGTCCGCCAGACTGCCTTCACACGGCAGGGGTCACTGGTTCGAAACCAGTACCGCCCACCAATGAAATCAAGGACTTGCGCGCGACTACGGGCGCGGCTTCCGGGCCCGGTGTAAACGCCGGTGTAGATCGGACAGCACGTCGAGCCCTTCCTTGAGTTGGCGCACGTCGAGGTGCGCGTAGACCCGCTCGGTCACTGCCGTGCTGGTGTGCCCGAGGATGCGGGACACGACCTGCAACGGCACGCCGCGCTGCACGAGGAGCGTGCCGCAGCTGCGGCGCAGGTCGTGGAAGGTGACGTGCGGCATGCCGGCAGCCTCGCGCGCGCGGCGGAATCCGGTCTTCAGGCCCTCGGCGGTGATGCCCAGGCCGTCGGGCCCCACATGCCGCATCCAGGGGCGCAGCGGGGCGATGATCGGCACGGTGCGCGTGCGCTGCGTCTTCACCGCGCCGGCCGGCAGCGTGATCGTGTCGCGTCCGATCATGGACGGGCGGAGCGCAAGCACCTCGCCGCGGCGGCAGCCTTGGCGGTGATCATGCGTCAGGCGTCCTCTCGCGAGCCTTCCATGCGTACAGCGCAGATGTGCGTTGCCGGTCCCATAGCTTGCGGTATGCCAGCTCTCGGCCAGCGGCCTCACACAGTTTGATCAGGGAGCGCAACTGATCGTCTGACGAGTCTGGCAGCTCGTTGACACGTTTTCCGTGCTGCGCCTCAAACCACTCGCCAAACGCGCTTTTCATGCGCGCTTCTCCGCTAGATCAAGCGCGCCCTTGAGTTCTGCCACATGCGCTTCGTACAGCGCCGCGCTCACGCTCCGCGATGCAGTCTCGCGCATGTGCTCCACCTGCAGCCGCAGTCGCTGTATCTCGTCGCGCTGCTCGCGGTAGTGCAGCCCATACAGTTGTTGCCCCTCTGGCCTCTCATACAGCAGCCTCGGTGTCGCTTTGCAGACTGCCTCGTTGAGCCGGCGCATAGTCGTCCGGCGCACGGCGTTATCGCCGTCATCGTCTGGCTTCCAGTCGCTGACCACGTCGTAGCACACTTCGATGGCGTCGCGGCAGATTGCCAGTTCGGACTGCAGCCGCTCGATCTCAATCATCATCGCGCCAAGCGCGCCGTAGCACTCGGCGAGGATGTCGTGCGCATCGTCGAGCGCATGTCTGCCGCCGACGCCGACCTGGCAGCGCTTCATCAAGCGCTCGATGCGCTCTCTTGTGATGTCCATGCGTTGTTCCTCTTTGCTTCTTGAGCCGGCCTCCGCGACCGCCCAAGGACCATCTGACGCATCAGTTTCGCCTGAGCGTCGCGCGCTTTGCGCTGGGCGTTGTGTTTGTCCCAGCACTGCCGTTTGGTCATCGCCTTCGGCTTCTTGGCGTCCGGCTTGCCGCCTCCAGGGTCCCACTGAAACATCGGGTAGCCATACCCGCCGCCAGGCATGAGGTCGTACTCGGCGATGCGCACCAATCTGAGCTTGTGCATCTTGCTGACGATCTGCTGCGCGGACCGCCGAGACATCCCGGTTTCTGCGGCTGCAGCCCCCTTGTGTAGCGGCTGGAATTCGAGCGCACGCACCAAAGACGCGAATGCGACAAGCTCGGCGGCAGGACGTTTCCACTTCCTGGCCTTCGGAGCCCCTTGGCCTGGCCATGGCGCGGGATCGCCTGGGCCCAGTGCATACACCCGCACAGCTTGCGTCCAGTGCTTGCCGCGCGGCACGCGGCGCCATTCGGCGACGTGGATGAGGCGAAGCTGCTCCATGCCGTACAGGATTGACTGCGCTGACATCCTCGCGCATCCAACCTCTGCGGCTACATCGATCCATGACGCACCGCCGCGATGGATGCGCGCAAGGATGTCGCAGTATCCGAGCCCCATCAGGCGCGAGCCTTTCTTGCCTGAGGTGTATGGCATCCTCAGTCGTCCTTCAGCAGGTGCCGGCGGATGGCGATCACGCCGTTGGGTGGCGGCAGCGCCTTCTCTTCGTCGCCAGTGACGAACCTGGACTCGTGCCGACCGGTGGCGCGCAGGAAGTCGACCTCGACCTTCGCGCTGTTGACGATGACCTGTGCGGTGTCGCTGATCGTCTTCGCGCGCTCGATGTCGAGCGTGCCGTCGCGCAGCCCGTCGATGGCGGCGAAGAGACGCGCGCGCAGCCCGTCGATGGTGTGATTCATGACTGTCCTCTCTTCCTGATCTGATCGTTGATGCGCCTGTTGAGCGCGCCGCGCAGCTGCACCAGGCGCGCCAACTCAGGCGGGTAGCGGTGCACGCTGTTGCGGGCCAGCAGCTCGGCGCGGGTGACGAGCTCGAGCGCGTCCGGTGTGATGCGCTCGACCTCTGTCGTCTTCATGCCTGGGCGGAAGACCACGGCATGCCCGGCTGGCACCGGCCCGTGCGTGGCCTCCCAGACCAGGCGCGCCACCGCCACCCAGCGACGGGCCGGCACGATGCGCTGGTCGTCGGTGACCTTGCGCTCAAGCACTCCATTGGTGGTGATGCGCAGGCTGCCGATGGGGCAGTAGTTGCGGGCCTCGTGCGGCTGCCGGCCAGCCTCGAAGCGAGTCTCGGCGCTGCGGCCGCCGGCGACGTAGCTGTGTCCCTTGTTCCACGGCACCATCCCGGGCTTGAACCGCGTGGCGATGCCGCCGTGATCTGGGCGGCGGGCGTTCTCCAGCGCCATCTCAACCACTAGGTCGCGGCTCTTGCGCAGGCCCAGCTGGAAGGCTCTGGAGTGGACACGCTTGGCGGCCAGGCCGAGCGCGTCGGCCAGCGTGGCAGTCATCACATGCGGATACCAGTCGCGCAGGAACTGCTCTTCGTACGTGGTCCACTGGTGGCGCTGGTGGCGTGGACGATGCCGTGTCATCTGCCGTCGTCCTTCTGCAGCTCGTCGAGCATCCGGTCGACCTGGTCGCACAGGGTCTCCAAGCTGCCGAAGTTGTACAGCGCCCAGGTGGAACCGATCGTGTCGACGTGCGCCTCGCTCTCGTGCGCGCGCACCGGCGGCAGATCGTTGCGGAACACGCGCACGATCACGCCGCCGCGCTGCCGGATCCAGTCGGCCTCGTTGGGGAAGCGCACGTCGCTGATCACGATGTCGTCGCCGCGCTCCATGGCGCCGTCGAGCGCCAGCTCTGCGGCGCGCAGCCAGAACGATTCCGAGAGCCGGCGGCCCCAGCCCGTGCCGAGCTCCTGGGCGAGCTCTCGGTAGCTGAAGCCCAGCGCCGTCGGCAGCTCCTTCAGGTTGCGCTCAATGGCGTGGGCGCCGTCGATGCCGCAGTGCGCGAAGAGCGTGCAGATCATCTCGAGGATCGGGTCGGCGAACGCGCGGTGCTCGAACGCATGCTCGTCCTCGAGGTACGCGGCCACGGTGGACTTGCCGGCGCCGGCGCGGCCGGTGAGGCCGATGAGGTAGGGGCGGGTCATGTGCAGTTAGTCCTCTTTCTGGCCCGCCAGCTTCATGTGAATGCGGCATCCCTTGTTCATCGCATCCACCATGCCAAGTGCCCAGATCTTCGCGCCGCCCTTGACGTAGGTAACGGCGAAGCGGTTTGCAGCGCCAAGCAGGCCGTCGTAGCTGACGCGCAGCACACGCTTCCGCCATTCCTTGTCCTGCAGGCTTTCGCCTTCCGGCAGGTTGTTCTCGATGTAGATCAACCCGTCCAGAATGCGCTCGTGCACTGGCCTGCCGATGCACACCTCGGCGATCAGCGGCCACACCCGCTTCAGAATCTCAGGCTGTTTTTGCGCGTGGGTCATCATCAGTGACAGGCATCTGACCGTAGTGCCCTTCGCGGAGTCTGAAGCAGTGCGCCCCACCGCGTCGATCAGTTGCCGAACCAGTACTGCCGCCGGCTGCTCAGCAGTCGTGGCCGCGCGAAACTTGGCCAGGCTGTTCAGCGGCTTGCGGTTCGTGTTGGCGCGCAGAAACGCCTCCGCTTCTTCCTTCGAGCCCGCGGTGCTGAACACCACGCATGGCAGATACGTGATGTCGCTGCGCCGCAGGGCCGCCAGCGCGCGGTGTTGGCCGTCGAACACGAAGTACACGCCTTCGCGTTCGGCCACCAGCAGCGCGCCGCACGCCAGCCAGCTCCACGCCCGCGCAATCTCCTTCACCTTCGGCTCAGTGGCCTCGCGCTGGTACTGATCATCAACGCGCAGCACCTTCTTGTTCAGCATGCGCAGTACGCCTGGCTGGTCCAGCACCTTCCAGTCGTGGCGATCGATCTTGTCCCTGCCGCCATGCACTTCCTGGTTACGCTCTTGCATCGCAATCTCCTGTTGGGGTCCTGAATGGCGGTCGGCGTGCCACTGTCATTTCGCTTCGATCAGATCAGGTACGCCACCAGCAGCCCGGCCGCAGCGACGGCAGCGGTCAGCCCCAGGGTCCACAGCAGGCCCCGGACGACTTCGATGCCGTCGTCCTCGCGCTCGACCAGCCAGCACTGGCGCGGCGTCGGGCACGGGCGCGCACGCTCGGCGCACGCGCCGCCGCATGCGGGCCAGGTGGTCGGCTTGTCGTCGAGATGGCCGGGTGCTGTCGGGATGGTGTCGGCGAAGTCGCCCATCCATCCTGGATTGCGACGGCACAGTTCGGCGAAGCTGTAGGGCTCGGCGGGCGGCCCGAGGTCGAGTTTGGTCATGTGCCTCTCCTCCTGTTGGCGATTCCCAGGACGATCCCGGCGAGCTGCTCGCCACGGATCGAGCCGGTGCCGATCCACTCGGGCGCGTCGAGTGCGCCGCTGGCGGGCGTCCACCGGCCGTTCGCGTCGATGTCGAATCCGTCGACGAGCTGCTCGTCGCGCGGCTGCTGGTAGACGCAGCCGGTGCGCGAGATCGAGGGGGCGACGTAGTGGCGGTCCATCACGTCGCGCTCCACCAGTGGACGGCGGCGGCCGCCAGGAGGATGCCGATCACCGTGGCCAGCACCACGCCGGCGACTCGCTCGCCAAGCGGCACTGGGCGCCTGGGGTGGTCGGCCGCGGAGTAGCCGACCTCGAACCTGCACTCCGCCAAGGTGCGCGGCGTCATGCGGCCTCCCGGCGCGCAAGCTGCGCTGCTGCCTCGGCGATCGCCGAGGATGTGTCGCGGTGCACCGTGGTGCCTGTCCACACCGCATCGCGCTGGAACTCCGCCGGCGCGACCATGGCGAGCCAGCGGTGGGGGTGCCGTGGCGTGCCGCTGTACAGGGCCCACGCGCGCGGGCCGCCAGCGTCTGCCGGGCCGTCGGATTCCGTCAACGCCAACATGAGCTGCTGCGTCATGCCGGGCTCCCGATGGCCGGCAACGCGATGGCCGTCAGCGCATCGGCCAAGTAGCTGCGCGCGAGCTCTACGTAGTCCTGCGCATCGAGCATCCAGCCGTGCGCAAAGGCGCGCCGGCCGGCTCGTAGCGCGGCCTCGGCTGAGTCGAAGTGCAAGGCCGCCGGATGCAGCAGCGCAGCGGGGCGCGCATCGTGCGCCAGCACGTCGAGCAGCCGCTCGGCGTCCAGCGCTGAGTCAAGAAGTCGGCTCACCTGCGTCTCCTCGCGCCGTGGGGCAGCGCGTGGAGAGCAGTCTAGGCACGAATGCCTATCACGTCAAGGCAAATCTGCCAGACTAGGTATTAGGGTTTTCCCTAGTATCGACATGCTTGACGAATAGGCGCAATGCGCCTATAGTACACCCATCGCAGCAAGGTGCTGCGACCCGGGCCCCGGGCAGTGGGCAGGAGAAGTGAAATGAGCACCCAGTACGAAGTCGAGAAGTTCGGGCGCGGCGCGCAAGGCCATTGGTTCGGTTTCGGCGCACGCCGGTTCGCCGACCTCGCGGGCGCGCGCGAGTATTTCGAGGGCTTCGCGGCGGATCAAGAGCGTGTACTGTCCGACGGAATGCGAATCGACCTCCGAATCCGCAAGGGCCGCAAGGTGCTTGCGCAGGTTGGGGGCAGCGCGGGCAAGTCGATCCGCTGGATTGACTGACATGACCAACCACCCCGGCCGCAAACCGGGGTCTGCGCAGCAGCGCATGACTCCGGCCCAGCTGCGCGACATCATCGAGCGCGGCGGCATCACACAGGCCCGCGCTGCCGAGCTCGCTGGAGTGGCGCCGCGTACCATGCGCCAGTATCTGGCCGGCGACCGGGCAATCCCTCTGTCTGTGTCCGGCATGCTGTGTGTGTGCCTGATCCTGCTCGGCGCGCCGGCTGTGCTTCTACGGCCTTGGCTGCCACTCGAGGTTCGCAACCTGGTAGGTGTCGAGCTTGACGTGAGAACGCCACGCTAGCCCCGCCCATCCTTACCGTACTTGGCGATCGACTCCGCGGCGATCCGCAGGCTTGTCCACGCGCCGGCCTGCGAGCGTGTCAGCACCTGTGCCGGGAGGTCGGCAGGATCGAGCTCTGGCAGGAGTAGGAGCCACGCCTCGACATGGAAGGCGCCGGCCAGCTTCTCAAGCTGTGCGACGCTCGGCGCGTGCTCCATGTTGAGGACGCGGCCGACGGTGCGCTGATCGACGCCGGCGGCCCGGGCCACGCCGGCTTGCGTGCGCAGCGTCGGGTGGGCCTGCATCAAGGCGGACAGGTTCCGCGCCAAGGTCTGCATGACTGGTGGAGGAGGCACCTCTCGATCGTGACCGACCGGGTGCGGCATTCGTGCCTTGCGCGTTGAGGCAGATGTGCCTATGATGCGCGCCGATGGCCCCACAGACAGACCTGCTCGACGCCGTCGTCGATGAGTTGCAAGCGCGCCGAGGCGAGCTGTCGCGCATCGCGCGAAAGGCCGGGATCAGCTACGACACGGTCCTGCGCATCCGATCGCGCGAGAACGATCCCGGCTACAGCAAGGTGCGCGCTCTCGCGATCGCGCTCCAGATCATCCAGGCGCCAGAACCACTGCAGGATGGGGCACAGCGTGCAGCGTGAAGCGACAGCTATCGCCGGGGTGATCAGGCGCTTCTCCGAGGCGTCGTCGAGCCGTGGCATCTGGCGCGTGGAGCGCGACCTGGCCGAGCAGCTCGGCGGCCGGCGCTGCGACGTGCAGGCGGCGGCAGCAGCCCGCACGTTGGGCGAGTGGCTGCGGGAGTACGGCAACCGCGAGGTGCGGAGATGACGCTCGAGAGGAAGGACCTTCGGCTCAAGGTCAACCCGGACGACCACGCCGCCATGAGGCTGCTCACCGACGTCATGGGCCTGGATCTGTGCGAGTGGGCCGAGGCCGTGCTGGTGCGTGAGGTGCGGCGTGAGTTGCATGCGGCCATGATGCTGGCCGACGAAGCGCGGCGCCTGGGAATCGACGGGAGCAGCCGGGATTGCCGGGGAGCGGCCGGGAGTCTGGTCTGCGGCAGGCCTCCTGGCGTCAGCCGCGCCGAGTGAAGCCGCTTCGGCAGTGGCTCGGCTACACCTACAGCGAAGAGCATCGCCATGAGTGCGAGGTTCGCTGGGTCTTGGCCCTGCCGTCGCGTGAGGCGCGCCGGGCCTACATCGAGGGCGGGCTCGTCGATGGCCGAAGCGTCAAGGGCGTGCGCCAGCACAGAGGTGACGTGGCCGCCGACAAGCTGATCCACGACGTGCGTGCCGCATGGCAGCAGCGCCAAGCCGGCGCAGCCTGGCCCCGTTCCCCTGCAGAATTGGAGATCGCGGGCGCTGCCGCATCGCGTTCACTGCACGCGGTGAACGATGGAGCGCCGGTCGATGGGTCCTTCCTGGCCCCTGCAGACGCGGGTGATTCGGCCCCCGAGCAGTCTGTAGTCAGTGGGGGTTCAGCCGGGTGAACCAGTCCAACTACGACCAGGTGCTCGGCCAGCTGCGGGCCGAGGGGCTGCTGGTCGAGGGCCTGGTCGTCGGCCGCCTCGTGCGGTGCCGGGTGGCGGACGATCGCGAGCGCCGGGGGTGGTACCACCTGCACGAGATGCCGCGCACCTCCGGCGGCTCCCTGCTCGTCGGCAGCTACGGCGTCTGGCGCGGGAACGACAACGGGGCGCAGAAGATCAAGCTCGAGCGGAGCGAGTCGCTCAGCACGGAGCAGCAAACCGCACTGGCGGCGCGCATCAAGGCAGACCGCAAGGCGGCCGAGGCCCAGCGTCGCGGCGAGATCGAGCGCGCGGCGGCCCGGGCCCAGGCCATGTGGCAGCGCCTGTCGCCCGACGGCGAGAGCGAGTACCTGCAGCGCAAGGGCGTCGCCCCGCACGGCGTGCGATTCGCGCCCAGCGGCGCGATGATCCTGCCGTTGCTCGACGCGCACGCCAAGGTCTGGGGCCTGCAGGCCATCTACCCGCGGGGACACCCCAAGGTCAAGCGCACCGGGCGCGACAAGGACTTCTGGCCGCCAGGCATCGCGAAGCAGGGCCACTTTTTCCCGATCGGCTCGCCGGCGAGCTCCGGCGTCTGCATGCTTGCCGAGGGCTACGCCACCGCGGCCAGCGCGTTCGAGGCCGTTGGGCTGCCCGTGGCGGTGGCCTTCGACGCCGGCAACCTGATGCACGTGGCGACGGCGCTGCGCGCGCGCTGGCCCAAGCTCCGCCTGCTGGTGCTGGCCGACGACGACTACCTTGGCAAGTGCCGCGCCTGCGGCGAGCTCACGCCAACCGAGGCGGCCACCTGCGCGCACTGCGGGCAGCCGCACCAGGCCGGCAACGCCGGAGTGGCGGCGGCTCAGGCAACGTCGGTGCTGGCCGATGGCATCACGTGGGTGCTGCCGCGGTTCGCGGGCGCCAGGCCCGTCGACAAGAAGGGCCCGACCGACTTTAACGACCTGCACCTGGCCGAGGGGCTGCACGTCGTGCGCGCCCAGATCGAGCGAGCCCTGGAGCCGGTGCTGAAGACCCTGCCGCGCCAGCGCGCGCCGGCCTCCTCCTCGAGCGGGGAAGGGGAGGGCGACGAAGGCGGCCGACCATGCCTGCGCAGCATCATGCACGAGAGCGAGCTGCACGAGCGCTTCTGGCTGGTGTACGAGGCTGCGGAGACGGTCTTCGACGGCCAGGAGCACCGCATGGTGCCGCTGGCGAGCATGCGCAACTTGTGCGTGAGCCGGCAGATCCACAGGCGTTGGATGGAGTCGCCCGACAAGCGCATCGTGCGCATCGATGAGGTGGGCTTCGACCCCGCCGGAACCGACACCAGCATCCGCTGCAACATGTGGTCAGGCTGGCCCACCAGGCCGCGGCCGGGGCGCTGCGATCGTATCCTCGAGCTGGGCGAGTACCTGTGCAGCCTCGAGCCGAAGGCGGCCGAGCTGTGGCGCTGGCTGCGCTGCTGGATGGCCTATCCAGTGCAGCACCCGGGCGCGAAGATGAAGACGGCCGTGATCATGCACGGCCCCCAGGGCACCGGCAAGAACCTCTTCTGGGAGACGCACCTCCAGGTCTTCGGCCCCTACGGCAAGGTGGTGGACCAGGACACCGTCGAGGACAAGTACAACGACTGGGCGAGCCGCAAGCTCTTCATCATCGCCGACGAGGTGGTGGCGCGGCAGGAGATGTTCCACCAAAAGAACAAGCTCAAGGGGCTGGTGACCGGCGACAGCATCCCGATCAATGCGAAGTTCATGGCGCGCTACCACGAGCGCAACCACATCAACCTGGTCTTCCTGAGCAACGAGACGCAGCCGATGGCGCTCGAGCGCGACGATCGGCGATACGCGGTCATCTGGACCCCGCCCAAGTGGGACGCGGCCATGTACAACGCGGTGATCGCCGAGGTGCGCGCCGGCGGCGCCGCGGCGCTGCACCAGCACCTGCTGGAGATTGACCTCGGAGAATTCGGCCCGGCCACGCTGCCGCCCATGACGGCGGCCAAGACTGAGCTGATCGAGCTCGGCGCCGACAGCTCCGACCGCTTCTGGCTGGAGTGGACCGGCAAGCACCTGCTGCTGCCGGTGTGCAGCGTGCGCACAGAGGACCTGTACCGCGCCTATGCCCACTGGTGCCGCCTGCAGGGCGTGAGCAAGCCAGCGCAGCTGAACACCTGCATCGGGTCTTGGGTCAAGCGCCCAGGCGTGCGCAAGGCGCGCGAGCGTCACTTCCTGCACCACAGCATGACGCGCGAAGTGCAGAGCCAGGTGCTGCACCCAACCGGCGTCGATGCGCCGGCCAGCAAGGCCGACCTCAGCAAGGCGATCAACGACTTCACCGCCGCGCTCAAGGAGTGGGCCGAGATGACATCGCCCTTCGCGCAGCACGGTAGCGGCAACAAGAGCGCGCCAAGCGGCGCATCGCATCACTCGCAGGCCCCCGCGATGGCTGGAGCGGACGACGATGGCCCGATCTGACGCCCGGTCTGTGCAGGGGTACCCCTGCACTGTGCAGGCACTCGAAAGGGGTGCCTGCACAACGCAAGCCATTGTCGGCATTGACGTTTTCGCGTTTGTGCAGGTTGTGCAGGCGCCTCGCGCACGTACATGCGTGCGTGCGCAGGCGCGCGTGCGCAGGCGGGCCGGCGCGCAGGCGTACGGGCGCGCACGCGCGCGGGCCCACTCCCACCCCTGCACACCTGGGAAAAGGTGTGAGGAGTCAACGGGTTACGTCGTGCAGGCGGTCGGCAAAGTGCCTGCACAAGTGCCTGCACAGCCTGCACAGCCTGCACAGAGCCACGGAACAGGAGCTTCGACATGCGTCTGACCTTCGACACCTCGGCGATCCAACGCCAGCTGATCGACCCGCTGCTCGGCAGCCCGCAGCGGCTGCGCAACGCCGTCGCCACGGCGCTGACGCGCACCGCAATCGCCGTCCGCGAGGCAGAGCGCGCAGAAATGCGCGACTCGTTCGACAGGCCCACGCCGTTCACCATTGGCAGCCTGTACGTGCAGCCCGCCAGCGGCGACCAGGCGGTGCCAGAGGCGCGCGTCGGCATCAAGGACAACGTGGGTGGCGCGCGCTCGGCCTGGTCGTGGCTGCGCTGGCAGGTTCTGGGCGGGATGCGCACCAACACCGCCTTCGAGCGCAATCTGATTTCCGTGGGCGCCATGCGCGACGGGGACCGGATGGTCCCGGGCCGGTACGCCAAGCTCGACGCATTCGGCAACGTCAGACGCGGCCAGCTGGTGCAGATCCTTAGCCAGCTGCGCATCGACAGCACGATGCTCGGCAGCACGCGCTCGCTGCCGCGGCTCGACTTCAACGACCGCAAGATCGACCGCAACCGCAAGCTGCGCAGCATCCGCGCGGCGTACAAGCGGGCCGGCGGGCAGTACCTGGCGCTGCCCAACGGCAGCGCGCGCGGCAAGCTGCTGCCGGGCATCTACCTGGTCGACCGCTTCAACCGGCAGGAGATCCTGCCCGTGCTGATCTTTGTCAGCAAGGCGCAGTACGAGGCGCGCCGCTTCGACTTCTCCTACGTCGCCGAGCTCGCCATCCAGCGCAACCTGCCAGGCCACCTCACCGGCCAGCTCGCCCGCGCCGTGCTGGCCAAGCAGGCCGGGCCCGGCGTGCGCGTGAGCGTGGCTGGTTGATCGAGGCAGGACGATGGGAGACTCCGCCACCACCACCGACGCGCCGGCCGCCTGCACGCAGGCCGAGTTTGCGCGCCGGCACGGATGGAGCAAGAGCTACGTCACCGCGCTCAAGCACGCGGGCCGGCTCGTCGTTGATTCGGCGGGCCTGGTGGACGTGGCGGCCAGCCTCGAGCGCATCCAGGCCACCACGCAGCGCGTCAGCCAGGCCAGCGAGCCGGCGCTGCCGCCCCCGCTGCGCGCGCACCGTGACCGCAAGGAGTTCTACGATGCCGAGAACGCCCGCATTGACCTCGAGGAGCGCCTGGGCAAGCTGCTCCGCGCCGACCAGGTGCTCGACGCCGTCAGCGACGCGGCAGCGCTGTTCGCCGGCCAGCTCGACGCGCTGCCAGACCGGCTGGCACCGCAGATCGCATCCATGGCCGCAGACGAGGGCCGCATCCGTGCCGTGCTGGCAGACGCCATCGACAGCGTGCGGCGCGACATGGTGGCGAGGTTGAAGGCGGTGATGCCGTGACAGAGCGCAGATTCAAGCTGGCTGTGACGCCAATCAGCCTGGCCGAAGCGAACGCATTCGTCGCAATGCATCACCGCCACCACAAGCCGGTGCCAGGCGCGAAATTCTCACTAAGCGTGAGCGACGAGTGCGGCACTGTGCGTGGCGTGGCAATCGTGGGGCGGCCGGTGGCTCGCATGATCGACAACGGATGGACCCTGGAGGTCAACCGCTGCTGCACGGATGGCGCGAGAAATGCGTGCTCGATGCTGTACGGAGCCGCGTGGCGGGCGGCTCGTGCGATGGGGTATCGCCGGCTTGTGACGTACACGTTGCCAGAGGAGGGGGGCGCCAGTCTGCGCGCTGCTGGCTTTGTACTGCTTGGCGAGGCTGGCGGCGGAAGTTGGAACCGTACGAGCCGGCCGCGCGTGGATACAGCGCCAACGCAGACAAAGCTGGCATGGGAGGCACGGCTGCCGTGACGAATGCCCAATCCGCCTCCGCCAACATGGAGCCCCCGCCCGCGCGGCCGGCCGTCCGGTTGCGCCTGGTGCGCGCGCTCGAGCCGCGCGAGGTGCTGCGCGTCAGCGACTGGGCCGACCGGGAGCGCCGGCTGAGCACCAAGGGAAGCGCCGAGGCCGGGCGGTGGCGCACCGACCGCAACCCGCCCACGCGCGAGCCGATGGACACGATGAGCGTGCGCGACCCGGCGCGCGAGGTCGTCCTCATGTGGCCCATCCAGTTCGCAAAGACGGAGGTTGCCATCAACGTCGTCGGCTACACGATGGACCATGCGCCAGGCCCGATCATGGTGTGCCTGCCGGGCGAAGTGAGCCTCAACAAGTGGGTGGCGCAGAAGTTGCACCCCATGATCGAGGAGACGCCTGCCGTCCAGCGCGCGCTCACCAGCACGGCCAGCCGCGAGGCGGCGAACACGCGCACCTTCAAGGACTTCACCGGCGGCCAGTTGTTCATGGAGCACGCCGGCACCGCCGCGCGCCTGAAGATGACCACCGTCCGCACGGTGATCGCCGACGAGCTGGACGAGTTCGCCGCCAACCTGCTCAGCGGCGACGACCCGGTGGCGATGCTCGAGGGGCGAACCAGCGCCTTCCCAGGCACCAGCAAGCGCCTGTACATCAGCAGCCCGCAGATGCGCAGCACCAGCCGCATCTGGTGGCTGTGGGAGCGGAGCGATCAGCGGCGCTACCACGTTCCGTGCCCGCACTGCGGCCACGCCGAGCCCATGACATGGGCCGCGCTGCACTGGGAGACGCACCGCCCTATAGGCCGGCACCGTCACGCCTGGCTGGTGTGCAGCGCATGCGGCGCCGAGATCGAGGAGGCCCACAAGACGGACATGATCGCCGCCGGCCGCTGGGTGCCAGGCCAGCCCGACGAGCCGCGCCGCGGCTACCACATCAACGGCCTGTACTACCAGTTCGGCCTGGGCCCGAGGTGGCACGAGCTCGCGGAGATGTTCCTCGAGGCGCAGGGCGACCCGGCGCGCCTCAAGACCTTCGTCAACGACCGCCTGGCCGAGCCGTGGGAGGACCAGTCCACCGCAAACGTGCGCCACAACATCGTGGCCGAGCGGGCCGAGCCCTACCCGCTGCGCGTGGCTCCAGAGGGCGTGCTGCGCATCACAGCCGGCGTCGACACGCAGGACGACCGGTTCGAGGTCCACATCGTCGGCTGGGGGCGCGGCCTGGCCTTCTGGGTGCTCGACTACGTCGTCATCAACGGCGACCCGGACAGCGACGCCGCGCGCGCCGCGCTCACCGAGCTGCTCAACCGCCCCGTGCAGCACGTCAGCGGCGCGTCGATGCCGATCGAGGCAGTCAGCGTCGACATATTCGGGCACCGCACAGAGGCGGTGAAGCACTGGGTGCGCCAGCGCACCGTGCGCCGGCCCATGGCCAGCTTCGGCGCCAAGCCCAACACCGCCCCCATCCTTAGCAAGGGCAAGCTGCACGACGTGACATGGCGCGGCCAGTACGACAAGCGCGGCGTGCACCTGTACCAGGTCGGCACGGTCAACGCCAAGCATGTCCTGTACTCCAGGCTGGCCGCCGACGCCGACGCGCAGGCGCGGTGGGCCTCGATGCCGGAGGCGACGCGCCCCGACGCTCCAGACCGCATGTGCCACTTCAGCGACCAGCTCGGCGACGACTTCTTCCGCGGCCTGATCTCCGAGGTGTTCAACCCGAGCAAGAACCGCTTCGAGAAGCGCCGCGGCAGCGTGCGCAACGAGCCGCTTGACACATGGGTGCACGCCTACGCCGCGGCGCACCACCCAGAGCTGCGCCTGCACCGCATGACCGGCGCCGACTGGGACCGGTGGGAGGCGCACCTGCGGGCCCAGGCCAAGGCAGCCAGGCCGGATGCATGGTCGCCGCCGCCAGCCGACCAGGCGCCACCCCAGCCAGCCGGCCGGCCGCGCATGCGGCGCGTGGGCCGGATTTGGTAGCGCCCCATGCGTGGCGAGTCGCTCTTCGCCACCTTCGTGCGCGACGCCGCTGTTGCGCTCACAAGCCGGCTCGCCGCCCGGCTGCCGGAGCTACAGCGCCAGGCGTTCCGCGACGCCGCCGAGCACATCCTCTTCGAGCGCGCCGCCAGCGTGCTGGGTGGCGAGCGCGTCTACGCGCCGCAGTGCTCGCCCGCGGCTGCCGAGCAGGCGCGGCAGCGCACGATCCAGGCCATCAAAGATGGCGCCAAGATCCACGACGTTGCCAGATCCGAGCGCGTGAGCGTGCGTACCGTCTACCGGCGGCTGCGCGGACAGATTCGGCCTTAACCTGTCACTCGGGTCAGTGCACCATCGCCCACGATGGATGCCGTGCCGTGGAATAGCTGTGCCCGCCCGGTCATGCTCGACCAGTGCGGGCCTCGTGCCCCGCTGGAGGCGACGACGCGGATGGAAGCCGTGCACGCGCACGAACTGGCGCAGCGGGCGCATGAGATCGCGCGACAGGCGCAGATCATCGCGCGGCTGCAGCAGGATTTGGACTGCGCGCGCTCGCAGATCGATCGGCTCACGGTGCTGCTGTGCGCGGCCGGGGCGCAGCTGCACGACGGGCCGGAATTGGAGACGCCATGATGGCGCTCGACCCGTTGACCGCAGCACTGGATGTTGGCGGCAAGCTGATTGATCGGCTGTGGCCCGATCCGACACAGCGCGATCAGGCGCGCCTCGCGATGCTCGAACTGGCGCAGAAGGGCGAGTTGGCTGGGCTGACCGCATCGGCCGGCATCGTGCAGGCAGAGGCATCAAGCGATCATTGGCTGGCAGCGGTCTGGCGTCCGGTCACGATGCTGACGTTCGTGGCGCTTATCGTAGCGCGCTGGTTCGGGTGGGCAGCGCCGGAATTGAGCGAAGCAGAATACCTCAAGCTATGGTCAATCGTCGAGTTCGGGCTTGGCGGATATGTTGTCGGGAGGTCGGTCGAGAAGATCGTCCCATCCGTGACTGACGCGCTCAAGCGAAAGTAAGCGGGATGATGTACCTCTGCGTCAACGGCATGCAGCACACCTGGCAGCCAACGAGGCGCCAGTGGGCCATGTGGGCGTCGGCTGATACCAGCACGTCTTCCAGGCCGACCAACGCGCCGATGGTGCGCGAAGAGAAGTGCTCGGTGTGCGGGGCTTTTCGACACGCTCCCGTCAACGCGCCTGCTATGCGATACACGGCCATGGAGGTGGCGCCATGACACCCGCCGCCTGGGCCGTGCAGCTCACGGACGGCAGGATCGACTACGAGCTGGTCGGTCCGCAACGCCAGGTCGAATGGTGGTGCAGCAGCGACGAGGGGCGCGCGGCTGGTCGGCGACCTGTGCCGTTGTTCATTCATGCGCCGGCACAACCTGCAGTCACGCTTGAGCCGGACATCCTCGCAGAGTACACGCGCGACGATGGACGCAGGCAGCATGTGCATGTCGCTGCCGATCTATACCGCGGAGACGTGGTGACGGTGATGGAAGACCCGCGCATGTCGGGCCGCTGGTACGTCCTCGGTGTGCACGGCGACGCTACCGTATGCGTCGATCAGGCAGAGGCAATCCGCATCGCGGCCGAGCATGATCGGCTATTCCCAGGCCACCGGCCGCACCGTGCCGTGCGGATGGCGGTAGTGGAACAGATTTGCAGCGAGGTAGCTCAGTCGGCAGAGCAGCGGCCTCATAAGCCGCAAGGCGCGGGTTCGAGCCCCGCCCTCGCAACCAATCAGGAGCAGACGTGAGCGACAAGCCGAGGTGCGAGCGGTGCCGTTACTGGGACGCCGAGCGAGTGCGTGGCCTGACGGTGCATGGGAGCTTGGATTGGCAGGCCAGATGCCTCGAAGACCCGTCGCTCGCATCACCGCCGCTGTGTTGGTGGTGGCATTCATGCGCCAAGTTCGCGCCAGAATTGCGCCCGCACAATAAGGAGGCGGCATGATCGGGCGCTGCAAGGATTGCAGCGAGTGGTTGCGAAAGCACGTGGATGCTGTTGCAGGCACGGCCGGCGTCATTCGGCGAGCGCCGTGTGGCAACATCGAGAGCCGGAAGTGGCTGCTCATCACGAGTGCGTCTACCACTTGCAACGCGTATCGCAACTGGCTTCGGCCGGCGACATGCGAGACCACAGGCTACACCGCGCACACGGGCGTGGCGGATGCGAGGTTCTGACATGAGCACGAAGCCCGAAGAAGTTACCTTGACCGACGACGAGCGGCAGCGCGTCGAGGTGTGGACGCGCGTGATGGGCTACCACCGTCCCGTGGCCTCGTTCAACACCGGCAAGAAGGGCGAGTTCGCTGAACGCTTGCCGTTCACGATGGCCGCTGCTGCATCGTCACCGTTCGCTGTCGTCACCGACATCCGCATTCTTGAAGCTGGCCGATGAGCGATACGCCACTGCGCAAGCGCATTGCCCTCCACTTGGCGATGCTGGCCCCGCATCAGCGGGATCGAGCCACCGCGCTCCTGCTGCGCGAGGCTGCGGCCGAGCTTGATCGACTGTCTGCGGAGCAGCAGATCGATTCTGGAGGCGCGCCGAGCAAGGCGCAGCAGCACGCCGCCGACATCTGGGCTGGTATCGGGCCATGCTGACCTCCGAGATCGCCACCATCATCCGCTGCGTGCTGTTTGCGCGTGAGCCGATCTCGGCCGCGGACATCGACCTGCTGACAGGATACGGGCGCAACAACATCGACGACGTACTCATGTCGCTGCAGGCGGCTGGCGATGTCGAGTTGGCCGAGTGTTCTGAGCGCGTCGCCCGGTGGCGCACGACGGAGCGCTGGCGCGACGCGGTGCCGTGGCGCGGCGCTGACAAGGGGCACACCATGCGTCAGTTTCTGAGCGGGGCCTGACATGCGCACGATGCTGCTCTGGATCGCCGTCCACTTCGCCGCGCTGGCGGTCGGCGCGTGGGCCGTGCTGAGCAACGAGGCGGCGCTGCTGCTCGCGTGGCCGGCGCTGGTGCTGGCGGTGCTGTCGATCCCGTCGCGCCAGCTCGGCATGGAGTAGCCGCGTGGTCCGCTACTTCGTCGGTGCGCGAATCCGTTCGGGTGTCAACCTGCACGCGCTCGTCGCGCGTGGGCTGCTGCTCACGGTCTCGACCTGGACGGCGGCGCTGCAGCTCTGGAGCGCGACCAGCCTCGCGGCTCGAGCCGCTGGCAACAGCGGGCTGTTGGACGCGATGAACCTGCTCGTCCTGGCGCTCTGCTTGATCGGCTGGCTCGACGTGATCGTGCACGACCTGGGCGGACGGCTGCTGCTGCCGTCCATCCCGATGCACTGGAGGCACCAGATATGCGTCGCGCTCTACGCATCGATCGGCCTCGCGTCAGGCGTGCGCGCGTTCGTGGCGGCTGGTGAGCAGTCGCTTGTCGTGCAGGTCGGCACGTACTACGTGCTCGTGAGCTTGTTCGCGATGGCAGAGGCCGGCGCGATTGCGCGCGAGGATCTCGCGTCGAAAGGCCATGCGTGAGCCCGCGCCTTGCAACCCGTCGCCGGCTGCGCTTGATCGTGGTCTGTTGGCTTGCTGCGCACTGGTCGCTGGCCTGGGCTGCGATCGAGGCGGCACGCGATGCCGCACCGGACCTGATTGCGTTGCCATGGGCGCAGGCGGCTCTCGGCGTCGCCATCGCGCTTGGTGGCGGCTTGACATCGAGCCTCATGCGCTACGCTGCAAGCAAGGCTGGCGAAGCCGAATTCCATGTCCGCCTGGAATTCCTGAAGGACGGAGCTGCCGCGGCGTGTGTCGGCGTCATCGGCTACTACGCTGGCTGGACGCATGGCATCGGCGCCGCGGAACTCGCGGCCTATCTTGTGTTTGGCGGCTTTTCTGCGGCGCGACTGCTTACGCTGGCATTGGCGATCGCCGAGCGCCGGCTGAAGCTCAAGACTGGAACTACTCAACCTGGAGACTTGACGTGACTGGACGTTTTGTAATCGCAATGGCTATCGGCGCAGTTGCGATGTTTGTTGCAATCGATTCTGGCGCCTCGGTACCGAATGGCGGCAAGTTCGAGCGGGCTGTGCAGCCTGCTTCGTGCTGGTTCTTCTGCGCGCCGCAGAAGCGATGAAAACGTTATCAACGAAAGGAAACAGAAATGGACGAACAAGTTAACACCGCAGACTCCACTGGCGCCAGCATGATCATGGGCGGCCGCATCCGTGACGCCATCCAGGCGCTCGCTGGCACGTACCGCGTCGAGTGCCGCGACAAGGACGGCGACCTGCGCTGGGAAGACACGATCGACAACCTCGTGACCGACGTGGGCGCCCGCGCGATGCTGAACGCAGCCCTGGACAACACGGCTGCAGGCGCGGTGTACATGGGCCTCAAGGGCACAGGCACCGCCGCCGTCGGCGACACCATGTCGTCTCACGCCACCTGGTCAGAGGTCGGCGGGACCAATGCCCCGGCCTACAGCAGCACGCGCAAGACGCCGTCATGGTCGGCGGCGGCCGGCAGCAGCGGCGCCGGCAACCGCAGCAAGGCTACCAGCGCGGCGGCATCGTTCACGTTCACGAGCGGCGGCACGGTCGCCGGGTGCTTCCTCGTCATCGGCGGCACGACGGCGCAGGACAACACCACCGGCACGCTGTTCTCGGCCGGAGACTTCAGCGGCGGCAGCCGCACGGTGGTCAGCACCGACGTGATCAACGTCACTTACACGCTGAGCTTGTGAGATGGCGTTCTTCGCTATCGATGTATTCCACCACGTTACCCCTACCGTGCCTGGCGGTTTCCAGGCGAAACTGTTGGAAAGGCTGGATTCAATCATGACTACGCAAGCGGAACTGCAATCGCAGATCGAAACCCTGACCGCCCAGGCCGAGAAGGCCAAGGGCGAGATCCTCGACAAGCTCGTCGAGCTTCAGGCCGCGATCGATGAGGCCGATGAGGTCGACCCTGGCGTGCTCGCCGCGTTCGACGGGCTGAAGGCTGTCGTGCAGGGAGTCGACGACATCGTGCCCGACGCGCCGCCGGAGCCGTAAAGGCATGAGGTGTGCTCAGGCATCAAGGTCGACCTGGCCGACGCCGAGGCTATCAAGTGCGCGCTCGAAGACCTGCGTACGGCCGGGGATCTTGAGGGAGCCGATGAGCAGGACATCAAGGATGAGATGCTCGTGGCGCTCTGGCGGCGCCACGACATCCGCGATCCGTACCTCAAGGTGTCGTGCGCTGTGCTTGCTGCGCGCGTCTATCTCCGCGAACGGGCTCACGTGGCGCCCACTGATCCAATCCCGCACTGCGAGCCACCGCGTCAGTACACCGCGAGCTGGTGGTCAGTATTGATGCATGACGAGGACAAATGAGCACATATCGCAACAACGTAGCGATGACCGTGTCGGGCACGCCCGGCACTGGCACGATCACGCTCAATGCCGCCGTCACGGGGGCGCAGTCGTTCGCATCGGCTTACGCCGGCAATGCCACGGTCGACTTGTTCATCACCGACGGCAATGCGTGGGAGGTTGCGCGGGATTGCACTTACACGAACAGCGGCACTACCGTTACCCGCGGCACGCTGGAGGCTAGCAGCACGGGTTCTGCGCTGTCGCTGACGAGTGCGGCGGTGGTGCGGGTAGCGGCGAGTGCCAGCACGGTACAGCAGCTTGCGCTTGATAGTATCGCCGGCCCCGACGCCGCTACAACGATGGCGATCGGCAAGCGGTATCTGATTGACCTGTCAGCGTTCACGGCAGATCGGACCTACACACTGCCGGCGACCTGCGCCGTTGGCGACCGAATCCAAGTCATCGTGACAGTGGGCAGCGCGTCCTATGAGGTGCTGTTCACTGCGGCAAGTGGTGACACGCTCAACGGCGTGTCTGGCGGGACGGAGTGGTCGCGGCTGTTCATTGAAAACGAAACCTTGACATTCGTTTGCACGGTTGCGAATTCTGCTTGGCGCGTGGAGATAGACGGTCGGATTCCGTGTTACGCAAGAATTGAAGCGGCTAGTAGTGAAGCTTTGACCGCCAGTACCTTTGTTAAGGTCACGCTCGGCACGACAGCGCGGGACAATGCCAATCTAGCCACGGGATCAAGCACGCTAACGATCAGGCGCACGGGCCATTACAGCATCATGGCCGGAGGTACTCTTACCGTAGTAGACGCTACCGCAACGATCATACACAGCGTTTATCTAGGCTCCTCTGAGTTCCGCAGAGTGTTCCGCGGCGGTGCAGATAGCGGCGGCGCTGGCGGCGGTGGAAACAGCCTGCCATCGGCGCTATCTGCCGATGATGCGCTGACACTTCGATCTTATGGGTATAAGGTCGGTGGCGGGAACGTGACGATGGAATACACGGCTAACGTGTCGGTCGCGTTTCTATCGGTACTGGAGGCGTTGAGAACATGAATGTTTTAATGGTGCTGCAATACTTGGGCTTTCGGCCGCTGATTGACTTTACGGTGGGCGAAATTGCGGGCGCACAGTCGATTGACTCGTGGCGATCCACGCAGCCCCAGCCTACCCCCGAGCAGATCGAAGCTGCTCGCCTGCCTGCCACGAAGGCGATGCGCATCGAAGCCGACCGCCAGGAGTGCCGCAGGCTCCTCGTTGCACAGTACGGCGACGCGCTGGAGCAGGTGAGCCGCGCAGCGGGCCTGTACGGCACGACGGCGCAGGCGAATCATGCGGCCGGCGTCGAGGCAACGATCGACGCGAGCAATACCGCCCGCGACTTGATCAACGCGGCGACGACGGTCGAACAAGTGGAGGCGGTCACTGTTGCGTGGCCTGTGCTGACATGAGCAGAAGCAACTCACCAGATCGGCGTTCGCAGGCAATCAAAGCGGAGCGGCAGGCCGACCGCGAGGAGCGGCAGCAGATCCGCCAGTACCGCGCCGACCTGCAGACGATCCTCGACGGATGGGACGCAGCGACCAATGCGACGCGATTCGGGTGGACCAAGGACTTGGTGCGCATCGTGCGCCGGACGCTGCGGTTCTTCTGAGCCTGACTGAGTGATGCTGCCTCTTCAGCTACCGTATCCGTTTGCGCCGCCTGCTGCGGCGGCTGCGGCTGCTATTGATGTCGCGCAATCGGAGTCAGCGACCGTTGCCGACAGCCAGGTTGCTGTTGGCACATTCGCGCACGGCGTCGCGGAGACGGGGACGGTCTCCCACAGCCAGATCACGTCGCTCGCCGCAGGCGCCGCGCAGGCCGAGTCGGCGACGGTCTCACACATCCAGTCTTCGACAGGCTCGTTTGGCCACGCCGTCGCCGAGTCGGCGACGGTCTCCGAAAGCTCCTCCACGGACGGCGCCGTGCTGGTCTCCTGCAGCGAAGCGGCGACCGTCTCCGAAAGCTACGCTTCGACAGGCTCGTTCGGCCACGCAGCCGCCGAATCACTAAACGTAGGCGAGGTCGGTACCGCAACAGCGGTATGGGCCAGCAGCGTCGCCGAGTCGGCGACGATCTCTGACGATTACGCACTGGTCGGAACCATCTTCGATGTATCGATTGCCCAGTCCGTTTCTGTCAATGAGTCCAGCAGCGCGGCGCGCCAGTGCATTGGCCAGGCCACGGAGTCCGGCTCACTAGGCGAGCTGCTCGGCATCTTACTTTCCATCGCTGCGGTGCGCATCGAGACCGCTACTGTGGCCGAGGCGGTGTCTACCGACGGACTGCCGCCGTCGATGCCGCCAACAGACGCTGTCGCGTTGCTGTGGTCGTCGGCGCAGCGTGACGTGATCTTGCGTGTGCAGCCAGCGGCAGGAGACGTATCCAGACGGCGTCCCATCATCAGCGCAATGTGACAGCGGGAGCACACAACCATGCAATCCACCATCGTCGCGGGGGACACCCTCAACTACCGGGCCGTCCTGGCAGACTACCCGGCCAGCGCCGGCTGGACGCTGAAGCTGCGCCTCGTGCCGCGCGGCACCGGTACGCCGATCACGATCACGGCCACGCCAGACGGCGACGACTACCTGGTGCAGAAGGCTGCGGCCGACACGGCGTCGTGGACTCCAGGCGAATACTCCTGGCACTACTACGTCGAGCAGGGAGCCGAGCGCTACCCGGCCGATCGCGGCCAGCTCACGGTGCGGCCCGACCCGGCCACCATGAGCGCGGGCGTCGACACGCGCACCGCCGCCGAGATCGCGCTCGACAATGTGCGCGCCACGATCCGCGGCACCACATCGACGGGCGTGCTCAGCTACACCATCAACGGGCGCGAGCTCCGGCGCTACGGCGTCGAGGAGCTGCTGGCGCTGGAAACGAAGCTCGCCACCGATGTCGAGCGCGAGCGCTCGGCCGCCGCGCTGGCGGCTGGCCGGCCCAGCGCACGCAAGGTCTACGTGCGCATGGGCCGCGCGTGACAGCTTCGGCCTTAACCTGTCCACCAATGCGCGCCAACATGCGCGCATGCCAACCTGGAGGCAACGTCTCGCCCGCCTGATTGCCGGCCCGCCCACTCGGGCCGGCGTGCGCATGTACGGCGGCGCGAGATCGACCAGGACCACGGGGTACTTCGGCGCCAGCAACGCCAGCGCCGACGCCGAGCTCAACAGCAGCCTGGCGGTGCTGCGCAGCCGCTCGCGGCAGATGGTGCGCGACAGCGCCTACGCCAAGCGCGCCAAGGCGGTGATCGTCAACAACGTCATCGGCTCCGGCGTTGGACTGCAGGCGCAGGTGGAGAACACCCGCGGCGAGCAGGCCGACCGAGTCAATGTCGACATCGAGCGCGCGTGGGACGCATGGTGCCGCGCCGCCGCCTGCCACACCGGCGGCACGCTGCACTTCGGCGACCTCGAGCGCGCTGCGATGGGCGAGGTGTTCGAGGCCGGCGAGGTGCTGCTGCGCCTGCACTTCCGCGCGTTCGGTGGATCGCGCGTGCCGCTCGCAATCGAGCTGATCGAGCCCGAGCGCCTGGCCGCCGACATCGACACCTTCGGCGTCGAGCAGGGCAACGAGCTGCGCATGGGCGTCGAGGTCGACAGGTTCCATCGGCCGGTCGCGTACTGGATACGGAGATTCCACCAGGGCGACATCCGCACCAGGATGTCGGACTACAGCGACGAGGTCGAGCGGGTGCCGGCCGAGCAAGTCTTCCACCTCAAGCTCACCACACGCTGGCCGCAGACGCGGGGCGAGCCGTGGATGCACACCGTCGTGCGCAAGATCGACGACCTCGACCAGTACAGCCAGCACGAGATAACCGCCGCGCGAGCGTCGGCAGCCTACTTCGCCACGATCGAGACGCCGGAGGACGGATCGCCGAATCCGCTAACGACGGATCGGGAGGCCGATGGCAAGCCGCTGATGGACATCGAGGCGCTGACGATCCAGGCGCTCGCCCCGGGCGAGAAGCTGGCTTTCCACTCGCCCAATCGGCCGAACAGCGCCTTCGACGGCTTTGTGCGCGCGCTGTTGCGCGAGATCGCGGCCGGTGTGGGCACGAGCTACGAATCGCTCAGCCGCGACTACAGCCAGAGCAACTACAGCAGCTCGCGCCTGAGCCTGCTCGACGACCGCGACGGCTATCGCGCGCTGCAGCAGTGGTGGATCCGCAGCTTCCGCGAGCCGCTGCATCGCGTGTGGCTGCAGCAGGCCGTGCTGGCGGGTGCGATCCAGGCCATCCCAATCGGCGCCTACGCGACCGACACGCTGCGCTACCAGGCAGTTCGTTTCAAGCCGCGCGGCTGGTCGTGGGTGGACCCGACGAAGGAAGTGACCGCGTACAAGGAGGCGATCAAGGCGGGCCTGACGACGCTCACCGACGTGATCGCGCAGACCGCCAACGGCCTGGACTTCGAGGACGTGCTGGCCACCCGCAAGCGCGAGTTGGCCATGCTCGACGACGCCGAGATCGAGGTCGACACCACTGTGCCGGAGGCCCAAGAGCCTGCGGCTACCCAGGGCACCGAGCCGGCCGCGGACGCCGGAGACGATGACACCGATCAAACCGCAGTTGCCGATGCGTCGCAAGACCGCGCGCGAGCGGCCAGCCTGGTGCCAATTCGGAGGAGTGCATGACTGACACCCGCGACGAGCTGCGCCTCGGCCGCCTGGCGCGCGACCTGTCGGCCGCGCAGATCGAGGTGCGCCGCGCCGAAGGCCAGCGCGTGACCCTGTCGTTCCCGGCGTCGAGTGAAGCGCCGGTCGAGCGCTTCTTCGGCACCGAGGTGCTGAGTCATGCGCCCGGGGCGATCCGCACCGAGCGCCTGGACGCCGGCGCCGCGCCCCTGCTGTTCAACCACGACTGGTCCGACCCCGTCGGCATGGTCACCGCCGCCAGCGTGCGCGATGGCCGGCTGTGGGTCGACGCGCAGCTGTTCGCCACCCAGCGAGCCGCCGAGATCGCGGCGATGGTCGACGGCGGGTTGCGCAACGTCTCCATCGGGTACGAGATCGACGAGATCACCGAGGAGGCCAAGAAGGGCACCTACACCGCCACGCGGTGGACGCCGCTCGAGGTGTCGATCGTCACCGTGCCGGCCGACGCCAGCGTCGGCATCGGCCGCCAGGCCGACGCCACAGACAAGCCGGTGCGCATCGTGCGCGCCGCATCCAATCCCGCCGCGACTGCGGCATCCACTGGAGAGCCAAAGATGGCCGAGAACCAAGTCGCCGCGGGACAAGCTGCGGCCCCCGCGACCCGAGTCGAAGTCACCGAGGACTTCACGCAACGCATCAGCGCGCGCGAGGCCGAGCGCCAGCGTGTCGACGCCATCGTGGCATTCGGCAAGGCCAACCAGATCGACGAGCGGGCCGTCGCCGGCTGGATCCAGGACGGCACGTCGCTGGACAAGGTGGGCGCCGAGATCCTGCAGATCATG